CGGGAGGCATATAGGTGTCTGACTTTTTTGCAGTACGTGGAGAAATTGCCGAGAAGCTCAAGGAGATTCCGGATTTCAAGCAGATCTATACGCCGTTGAACTCTGTACTGGTGACTGAAATGTCTCAGATAACCCCATCAGCTCACGTCAACTTCGTGCGTATTCGCCCTAAGGATAGTGCGGGCAAGGGGAAAATGAATATGATCAGCCAGCAGTGGGCGGTTACTGTAGCTTGCCAGAATGCCCAATCGCAAATGACAGATGGTTCAGTTGTTACGGATCAGGCAGGTAATCTTCTTGAAGATATTATTCAGTTGCTCTCAGGCTGGAAGCCAGCCTCGGCACGTGGAGAATTGATGCTGGTTGATGTGAAAGAAGCCTTCAGTACAGGTTTTGCATATCTCACCGCAGTATTTGAATCAGAACGATTTATCTAGGAGCCAGTTATGGCAGCAAAGCAATATGTAGCCCAGCAACCATTAGGGCGTTTCAAAAAAGGGGATTTCGTGGGTGGACTCACCGATGCTGAAATCCGACAGCAATTAGATGCAGGTACGATCAAGGAGGTAGAAATAGAAAAGCCCTCTGAAGAGTCGAAACCAGCTGCAGCAAAAACTACAAAAGAGGTAAAAGCAGATGGGAAATAAACCAGACGTTATTTCGTTACAGGGTGAACTGTTCCTGGCTAAAATTATTAATGGTGCGGTATCAGGTATGTTTCCGGTAGGAAGTATGCCGGCCCTGCAGCTTCAAATTACTTCGGATTCGACCGATCACTATGAGTCAAAAACAGGTTTTCGTACGAAAGATGCAGTACTGCGAAAGCAGACAGGAGTATCTGTAAGCGGCACCCTGGAAGAGGTAACCAAGCAAAATCTTGCCATGGTGATGAGTGGTAAAGTTACTGAAGTATCTGCAAGCACTATTGCTGATCGCTCACTAGGTACTGTTGAAGCTGGGACCATGATTGATCTGGGTGAGCGTAATCTGTCAGAAGTTAAGTTTAAAGACGGCGCTGATACAGATATTGATGCCAATACCTATGTACTCGATTCGGCATTCGGTACAGTAATTTTTAATATTGCACCGACTGGTGACGTTAAGTGGTCAGGTAAAGCCGGAAAATTAACACGTACTGCGATTGCAAACGATATCGGCAATGAATACCGCTTCTTCTTTAAAGGTGTTGATACCTATAAAGGAGATAAGGTTGCCGTGACTTTATGGCGTGTGGAGTTTTCACCGGAAACGGAATTTGATCTGATCAATGAAGATTTCTCTAGTTACGATATTGAAGGTGAATGTCTGGCTGACATTACCAAGGTAAATGATGCTGAACTTAGCATGTTTGGCCACATTGATCGTTTTAATGTAGCAGCTTGATACTAAAGCTGAGTAACTGAATCCAAAATACAGGCACAGAGGCGCATAAGCGTCTTTTTTTGTGCCTGTTCACTAAAAGATTTATATTAAACAAATTAGATAAAAGTTAATAAAAATAAATAATCTATATTTAGGAAGATGAAATATAAGCTTTATTTTTTCACAAATTATCTAGATATATTAATAAGAATGAGAATAATTATCAAAAATTAACAGATGTTTTGATGTTTTACTTTTAAGATGGGCCCTATTAGGCATCTATGTTGAATTCAAAAATTAAAAATGGAGAATATAAGTATGAAATATCTCTTCTTGGCGCTAGCAGCAGGTGTATTTCTAATGGGGTGTAATTCTAATATGGCTAAGGCTTCTAAAAATACTACTACAGACAAATCCTCAGAAAATTTAAAGCCCAAACAGATCATCAATATTACTGAAGAACAGCAATTACTGAAGTTTATTGGACCAAATAATCAAACATATATCCTTAGAACTACAGATAACTTTGAAACGGCGGAACTAAGTGATCAGTCAGGTAAAACTTATCGACTTAAACGAGCCGTATCAGCAAGTGGGCTCCGCTTAGCAAATAGCCAAGGGGTATCAATCCACTTTAAAAATGGTGAAGGTATTCTAGAACTAATTAAGGATCAGCCTATCAATGTTACTGAGGTTAAGCCTTAAACCTGAGAGATAAACATCGTATTAAATGAATAAAAGCACCTTCGGGTGCTTTTTTATTTCTTGAACTTTATTTTGAGATTCCATCATGAATGATTTTTTTCTAGCAGCTAATCGCTCTATCACAGTGAATGATGTTGAAGTTCACCAGATCCAGATGAAAGATTTTGACCAGTGGGCGGTACATGCCGAAAAGGTAAAAGGCTTCTTAAAGGGAAAAGATTATTCAGATGAAATTTTAAGCGAGCTTTTTAAGACTCATTCAATTGAAGTGCTGGATATGTGCAGTTTGGCCACCAAGCTTCCAGCAACCAGTTTGATCGATCTGGCCACAACATCGGAACAGCAATTTAAAGAAGTTTTATCAGCAGTACTGCAGGTCAACGGCGCTTATTTTAAAGAGGATCAGCCTAAACGCCGTAATAAAAAGCAGGCAACAAAAGACAATGATTCCACCTGGTTTGACTCATTCCAGTTGTTGATCAGTGCTGGCCATACTCATACCGAAATCATGAATATGAGCTATGGTACGTATAGTGAATATTTAAAATCAGCCCAAAAGGATTACCGGAATAAGCTTGCGGCAATGACCAGTGTAGTGAGAACCGCTCAGCATGCATCTGCTAAAGAACTAAAGAAGTTTCTTGATGAGCTAAAAGAAGAAATAGTGTGAATTATGTAACATTTTCACATAATTAAATTTACCATTTCCGATTAGAATAGTCGGCATTATAAGAGTGCACTTGAGCTTAATCATGAAAAGAGTATTAACAGCGGAAAGTAGAGCAGCATATAAGAAATGGTTTGACTCATTCAGCAGTGACGAGCAGAGAGAGTTAGTGAATATGGGTGTGGCATGCGGTGCCGACTCAAAGTTTTTTAAGCATGAAATTTTAGATATCCTGAGTCATCTGGACAATGAAAGGCTGAAAAGTAATCGTCTTTTATTCAAGAAATTTGCTGAAAGATATATTTCGTTAGTGCCTAACCATATTCGTCCTCATGTAAATTGGGCGCTTTTAGAAAACAGTCGTGATTATCGCGCTTGGTTTGCAAATAGACAGATGTTTGTTTTTAACTGTCTGGTCGTTAAAGATATTTATGAGCATAGCAAGGATAAGAACTCAAGCTACTTATTATGGGTCCCCATCATTGATGACCATACCCCGGAAACTTGTAAAAGTTTCAGTAGCAAAGTATTTAATATTCTTGATAAGGAGTTTCAAGAACATGCTGTTGAGCATTGGAGCAGACCGCAAGAAGGTTGTAGATGTAGTTTGATCTCGATTACCCATGCACAGGCAGAGAAATACCTGATAGATATGAACATGAGTGCATAGAATAAAGAGATATAAGTGAACAAGGATGTTCTTTCACATTGCGATAATTTAGACCAGTCGGTTAAGATGCTCGAAAATGTAAGCATTGCGGATCAACCATTGAATAAATAATTTAAATTTTTATCACTTCATATAGCCCACCATTTGGTGGGTTTTTTATTGCGAGTAACAATATGGCCGGTAAAGAATTAACCTTTAAAATTGTGATGGAAGCTGATACTAAGAACTATGTATCGAATATCAAGGAATCTGAAAGTGTTACCAAGGCTATTTATACCGCAATAAAACAGGAATCTGAAAAACTGAAGGCTGCATCTGAAGAGACTGCTCAAGAAATTGGAAAAATAGTTCCTGATGATTTGCAGAAGAAAGCTGATCAGGCTGCCAGCAAGATCAATAATCTTGGTAGCGAACTTCAGGATACTGCAACTAAGGCAAATAAGGCAGGCTTTGAAATCGGTGAAGCCATTCCAGGTGATACAATTCAGCTGGCGGAAATATTAGGTACTAAATTCTTTACAGCGGCCAAGGAAATTGAAGCTCTTGGTGACAAATCGGTTATCAGTGCTAGTGAACTACGCTCAATGTCGAGTATTGGTGAGCAAGGTCTTAATGAGCTTAACTCAGCACTAAAAGCTGCTCAGGCTGAATTGGTTCGTTTGCAAAGTACGGATGGTACCTTAAAAGATATTGAAATCGCCAAGCAGCGTGTTCTAAGTATTGAAGATGCTATTAAAGAAACATCCAGTGCATTTAATTACTATCAGGACGTTGCTGTAAATGCCATGCGTGGCGTGGACAATGCCACCCAATCGACCATTAACCAGTTACAGCAGTTCAGTGCAGTAGATCTATCAGGTGTAATAGGTGAAGCGCAGACTGTAACTCGTGCTATCGAGTCAATGGGAAGCGGTGCAACAGTATCTACGCGTGAAGTTCAGCGTATTGGTGAATTAGGCTCTAACGCGATTAATGCCTTAGAAAGAGAACTGAACGAGGCTAAATTAGCTTGGCAGGCCCTATCAAGTGCCAGCCATGATATTTCCCTTGAAGAATTGAATCAGGCTAAACAAAAAGTTGAACGCTTGGAGCAGGCTCTGGACCTGACTGAAAACTCAATGAATGAGTTTAGGAGTGCGGCCCAGCAAGCAGCACCAGTGGTGGATCATCTGGATCAGTCTCTGGAAAAGACAAACCATGAGCTTAAGGATACAGAAACTTTTGGGCAACGGGCGGCAAGTGAGGTTGAAGGCTTAAGAAATAGCTTCAATGCTTTAACCGGTGTTTTGGCTGCAGTGGGTATTGGTACAAGTGCAATGGAAATTGCACAGGTATCTGATCAGTATAAAACACTATCTGGCCGTATTCAGATTGCGATTGGTGATAATGCCAACTTAAAACAGGCAATGGATGATGTTGCAAATGTAGCCATAAAAACCAATTTTAATCTTGTGGCTACCGGTGATCTGTTTGCACGGCTGACTAAAATTGGTCAGGAGATGAAGTGGCCGCAAGAGCAGGCTTTAGCACTGACTGAAACTATTAACCGCGCCATTCAGGTGGGTGGTGGTAGTGCAGAAGCGAATGAAGCTGCAATTACCCAGCTTAATCAGGCGTTAGGTTCAGGTGTACTACGAGGTGATGAGTTTAACTCCATGGTTGAACAATCACCGAGACTGACACAGGCAATGGCCGACGGATTGGGTGTGACTACTGGCCAATTACGTGAGATGGCTAATCAGGGACAGTTGACCACCGCCGTAGTGACCAAAGCCATTTTAAGCCAGAGTGAAGTGATCACTGCCGAGTTTAATAAATTCCCAGCTACGATTGGCGCTTCTATTGAGAACCTGAAAACAGCCTGGACAATTTATATCGGTGAAGCAGATGCAGCGAGTGGGGCAAGTGCCAAGGTAGCCCAAGCCTTAAAATTTGTTTCTCAAAACCTTGATGCACTTATTACAACCCTTACTGCTGCAGCTCAGGCATTCATTGCTTATAAAGCTATTGGAATGGCAGCAGTATTTCTGGAAAAAGCCAATGCAGCGAAGGCTGCACAAGTTGCTATCGCTACAGAAACCGTAGCATTGACTGCAAATACCGGTGCAAATACAGCCAATACACGTGCTACCCATCTTACGGCAGTAGCTAAAACCGAACTGGCTGCTGCAACCAATGCAAGCACAACCGCAAATACAGCAGCTACCGGAGTGTTTGGACGGGTTACTAATGCCACAAATGGCCTTAAGGCAGGATTGGTTTCTGTTTTATCCAGGTTTGGAGCATATGGTGCTGCAGCAGCCGGTGTCGTAATCGCTAGCGATTTGATGGTTGACGGTTTTAAGGCAACTGATGAATGGCTACTACGACAGGGCTCAAATTTCTTCGACTGGGCTATAGCGAGGGCAACAGGTACAAAGTCATTGGCTGAGCAGGAACGTGATCTGGCAGCAGCTGAGGAGGAATCACGAAAGAAACAGGAAGCAAGTGCTGCGGCCAAAGAAAAACACGCTGCTAAAGTAGAAATGCTCAAAAACGCTTCTCTTGGCTTAAATGAAGTGTCAAAAGCAACCGTTGCAGAGTTTGATAAGCAGATTGTCTCAGGTAAATCCGTATCTGAGGCATTAGATGTTGTAGCTAAATCTTTTAATTTTGATAGTACTACCAGTATAAATAATGGAATTACTGCGCTCTTAGCATTACAGACACAAGGTAAGGCTACTGGCGAAGAGATTCGGAAATCACTGACCGGTATATTAAAAGATGAAGATTTAGGAGCATTTCAAGGAAGGCTTGCCGCGATTCCAGTCAATATTGATAAACAGCTTGCTGAGGTTAATGCCAAGGTTAAGGCTAGACAGGCCGAACTGGATGAATGGAAAAAAGCAAACCAGAATGCTGCCATGAAGGACTGGGAGGCTGCAACAGAAAAATATCGTGCCGACATTCAGAAACTTCAAGCTGAAGCTAGTGCTCTTAATGTTCAGTATGCTAATGCGATTAAAAGCGCTGCCATGGTTCAAGGTGCTATTCTGGATGAAGCTATTCGTCGTACAGGTCTGAGTTATGAAGAACTTGGTGGTAAATCTACCAAGGCTTTTACCTCGGCTAAGAACGACGTAAATACT